TCATCACCCTCTCTATAACAAGTTGCAAAGTTGTTTTCATGCTCGTTGATTTGTACTTTTTGTACTCTTACACGGCCGTTTGTAGCCTCGTCAGCAAACGTATCCGCTGTCTTAAGAACAAATTCTGCAAAGCGTTCACAGCCAACACCACCGTCTAAAATAACTAACTCAGCAACACCAGCTTCATCAAGTTGTTTAAATAAGTCGAGTTGAGGATCATCACCAGCAACAACTAACTTATGATCAAATGTATGTTCTAAAGTCTTTTTAAGATCTTTGAGACCACCAAAGTCCATAACCCAATTACGTTCATCTAGCTCGTTACATTCAAATGTAATATCTGCTGTAAGTCTATAACCATGAAGAAACTGACAATGACTGTGAGTAGATCTCCATTGTCTGAAGGCAGCTGAACCTAAGTCAATTACTTTGTTACTAGTAAATTTCATATAATATATATTAGCCTGAATTGTTGTATAAATCAACTGTTTAGTTTAATTATTCTATATTACTGATCTCTAGAAAGTCTGAGAAATAGGTTCTTCTGTACATTCTCTACAATCCATTTATTCATCTGAGGACCTAAAATCAAGTGTTTCACAAAAAAAGTTTAAAATAAATTAATTATGCAGTATATAGTTGATAAGATTATGCAATATGTTATAATATGATTGTATGTCAGATAAGAAACCAACATTACCTACTGCTAACTCTAATATGCCTATTACGGATGCAGAGAAGCTTGAGGTGATTGAAAATGCTACTAAAGCTTACGAAGCATACTTAGACGCACTACGTATTGATTGGCGTAATGATCCTAACAGTTCAGATACTCCTCGTCGTGTTGCTAAGGCCTTCGTAAATGACTTGGCTAAAGGATGTTACGATGAAGCACCTCGCATTACTGCCTTCCCTTCAGATGGTTATGATGGTATGGTCTTTCAAGGAGGGATTCCTGTAAAATCTTTATGCTCACACCATCACCTATCCTTTACAGGAGTAGCGCATGTTGCGTATATACCTTCTCTTACTGGTAAGGTTGTAGGTCTTTCTAAGTTGAATCGAATTGTTGAGCATTATGCTTCACGTCCACAGATTCAAGAAGGCCTTACAGTTCAGATTCAGAAAGCTATTGATGATATGTGTGTCGGTAATAAGGGTGTTGCTGTTGAAATTTCAGCTACACATACGTGTGCGTGTTTACGAGGTGTTAAGCATGATGGCTGTGAGATGAAGACTGCTCGTTTAAGTGGTGACTTCTTAACGGAAGGTCCTACTCGGAACGAGTTTTATTCATTTATCAACCAATGGCATCTTAATAAGCACTAAAGGAACTCAGATATAATTGGGTATGAATATTTTTACAACTAATATCTGCCCAATTATATCTGCACAAGAGATGTGTGATAAGCATGTCGTAAAGATGATTGTTGAGTATGCTCAGCTTATGTCTACCGCTCATCGAGTATTAGATGGTAAAGAATATTACGACAAAACTAAAGCTGGTCGTCGTATCAAGCGATGGTTACATCCTGATAAATTTCTAGAAGGACATCTTTATAAAGCATCGCATATTAAACATCCGTCAGGTATTTGGTGTCGTTCTACAACTGGTAATTACAAATGGCTATATGAACATTTCATTGCGTCATGTAATGAATACAAAAGACGGTATGGAAGAACTCATTTAACCTTTACAAAAATGGCAGAAGTGTTTCGTACACCACCAAAAAATTTACCTAAAGGACCTAGAACAGAGTTTGCAGTAGCTATTTCAGACAATCAGTCCTGTAGACAAATACCCGGTTTCGACAAATTGGCTCCCGTAGATAAATATAAACAATATATTATCCACGATAAGCCATTTGCTGTTTGGACTAATAGACGTCCACCTCTATGGTTTAAGAGCCAAGTTTGTCACAAATAAATTTTAGTATTTTACTACGTACTATTTCTTCTACACCAAATTTGTGTGTGTAGATTCCTCGCTCTTCACAATCCTCGGTAGTAAAACGTTTAAATACATCGTTAAAACCAGATTGTCTAACATCCGATTGTTTTGTATCACCACATACAATGTATTGACTGTTACGACCGAATCGTGTAAGTATTGTAGTAAGCTCGCCTTTTGTTAAGTTTTGAGCTTCATCTACAATAACGCAAGTGTTATTAAAGGTTAATCCTCGTACGAAGTTGACAGGTATAGCTTCTATTAAGCCTTTGTTACGTAACATACTACACGTTCCTGGACCGGCAATTTCAGTTACTTTTTCAATTAACGGCATTGCATAGGGGGAAAATTTATCATCAATTTCACCGGGTAGAGAGCCTAAACTCTTATCGGCTGATTCAACTACAGAGCGGATGTATACAATTTTCTCAAATAAACCTTCTTTTAACATTTCTAAAGCTGCGTATACGGCAATATAAGTTTTTGCTGTACCAGCTAAACCATCCACAAATGACATTTGAGTATTTGTTTCATGTAGAATATTGTAGAAATCTCTATGCCTTGGCTTAAAATAAAAAGGCTTACGTATTTTAAAATCCATAAGCCAGTTATCATTTAAAAGATCTTCACCAATTTCAGCATGAGAGGCCGTTTTTTTGTTTTGTCTACTCATATAAAGGTATTTAAGTAACTTTATGTTAAAATCCTAACTAATTAGTTGACTATAGTTCTGGTGATTTAGTTGAAAAATTCAAATGCAGTGGTATACTATATACGATGGACTTGGATAAAGAAACATTAATACTCTCTGATGATAAAATATTCTACACTATTGAAGGTGAAGGTGAATATGTTGGTCAGCGCTCTCTGTTTATGCGTATGGCAATGTGTAACTTGACTTGTATTGGTTTTGCTTCTGAAGACTCACCACATGGATGTGACTCTTTCGTATCTTGGAGTGTAAAGAATAAGATGACATTCAATGAGATCTTCACTATGATGGAAGATAATAATTGGATTGAAAAGCTTGAGAAGGGTACGATTTGGAAGCTTACTGGTGGTGAGCCTCTTATTCAGCAGAAGCAGTTGCTTAAGCTTGTTAAAGCCTTTGTTAATAAGTATGACTTTACTCCAAAGATTGACTTCGAAACTAATGCTACACTTATGCCTGATGAGAGATGGCAGTGGTTGTATAATGCTACCTTTACTACCTCACCTAAGTTAACTACTAATGGTGATCCTGAGTCTAAAACTTATAAGCCAGAAGTACTGAAGTATCACAGAGAGATTGGTTCAGGCTTTAAGTTTGTTATAAATGACCCTGATGCTGATATCAAAGAGATCTGGAATAAGTATGTTGAAGATGAGCATGGCATTAATGTTCCTCGTGAACGTATTTGGTTTATGCCTGTAGCCGGTTCACGTAAAGAGCATATTGAGAATGCTGAAGCAGTTGTTGAATATGCTAAATCAATGCACGTTAACTTTTCTCCACGCTTACATTTACTAGTATGGGATATGGCCTTGAAGGTCTAATGAAAGATCGTATTTTAGTTCTTAACAGTAATTATTTTCCTATCGGAATCAATACCTATAGGAATGTATTCTCTAATTTATCTACTGAGTCTCAATATGCATTAGATATACAATATTCATTAAATGACGACGGGTCTATTAATCTTGAAGCTATTGACTATTGGAATGTTATTAAGTCTATTCGCGAGTGGATGGATCTACCTATTAGGCCCTATGATAACTACATTCATACTGTTAACGGCCCTGTACGGATCCCTACTGTAGTTGTATGTTCTTCATTTAAGGGTATTGCCTTTAAAAAGGCTCAATTTCCAACAAAGAGAAATATTTGGGAGCGTGATAAATATACTTGCGTATATACCGGTAAAAAATTATCTAAAGAAGAACTAAGTGTTGATCATGTATACCCTAAAAGTAAAGGTGGACAAGATACTTGGGACAATTTAGTAACTTGTGACAAGCAACTAAACTCAGACAAGAGTAATAAATTATTGTCTGAGACAAAACTTAAGTTGAGGTATAAGCCATATAAACCAAAAGATGGCTTTAAATTTGAGGTTTATAGAGATGAATGGTATTCGTTTCTTGCTAATTTTTAATTAAGTTGTAAATAATAATACTATGAGAATTGCTTTTAGTGGTACAGCGAATAGCGGCAAATCAACAATGGTGAAAAGTTTTCTCCATACGTGGACAAATTATGAGACACCTACTGGTACTTATCGAGATGCCCTTAAAGAAAAAGGTCTAGAGCATTCATCCAACACTACACCAGAAACCCAAACAGTTATATTGGATTTTTTAGTTGACCAAATACAAGGTAAAGCGGTTACAGATAATTTTGTCTACGATAGATGTCCGTTAGATGCTATAGCATATACAATGTGGGCTAACGGTAAAGATATCGAGGGCTTTACAGATGAATTTGTAGAAAAGCAGATTACTATGTCACGAGAGTCATTAAGATCCTTAGATATTATCTTTATGACTCGTTTTAATGAAAAATTTGGAGTTGTAGATAATGGTACTCGTGATACAAATGTGGAGTTTATTAAGGAGATGGATAATATCTTCTACACTCTATATATGCAATATATGACTCAGGCAGATGCTGATGTATTTTATCCTAAAGGTGACTCGCCTTGTGTTATTTTACTACCTGATAACCCTCAACAGCGTATTGAATTAATAGCAGAGTATGTAACACCTGAGGGTGGTATGTATGGAGATGAAGAATCTATTTTAAATCCTAATAATCTCGACGATCTAGAAGCATTAGTTCGTATGCAAAAGGCAGAACTAGATAGAGAAGAGAAGGAAAAGGAACTCTTCAAGCAATTTGGTTTAAATCCAGGAGATACTGAACGTTTTAGCTTTTAGAACGTTTGAATTTGGAA